GAATGGAACTACAGGTTCTTTTACTGTTCAATTTAAAACTGCATCAGGATCTGGTGTAACTTTTGGTGCATCTGATAAAGGAACTAGATTAGTTTTTTCAGACGGCACAAATATTGTTGATGCTGGCGGGAGTGTTGGTGCACATGATTTAAATGGTGAAGTATTAACCTTAGATGCAGACGCTGATACAACTATTACAGCAGACACAGACGATCAAATAGATATTGCCATTGCTGGTTCAGATGACTTTAGATTTACAGCAAATACATTTACAGCTTTATCTGGAAGTGGTGTAGTTATACCTGATGGCGGTTTAACTTTAGGAAGCACAGCTGTTACGTCAACTGCAGCAGAGTTAAATTTATTAGATGGTGTAACTGCTACGACTGCAGAGTTAAATATTTTAGATGGAGTTACATCAACTGCAGCAGAATTAAATTTAGTAGATGGCATCACAGCAGGAACTGTATCAGCTTCTTTAGCGGTAATACCAGATTCCAACAAAGATATATCTGGATTTAGAAATGTAACATTAACAAGCACTTTAGAAATAGATGCAGCATCAGGTGATCCTACAATTATTCTAGACACACAAGGTGCGGATAAGTTTCATATCGCTGTAGATGATTCAGATTCAGATAGTTTAGTTGTTAAATCTGGTGGAACAGTTGGATCTGGTAATGGATTAAAATTAGATAGTTCTGGTAATTTAACAGTGACTGGAGATCTTACGGTATCTGGTGATGATATTACTATGGGCACAAATACTGCAGGTAATTTATTAATTGCAGATGGCACAAACTTTAATTCAATAGCGGTAGATTCGTTATCAGAAATATCTACAGTTGCTAACGACGATGTATTTTTAGCAGTTGATACTTCAGGTGGTGGTCTTAAAAAAATTCAACGATCAGCGGTGGTATCAGGACTTGCTACATCAGGTGCCATATCAAACGTCGTAGAGGATACATCTCCACAATTAGGTGGTAGTTTAGATGTAAATGGTGAGGACATAGTTTCAACATCAAATGGTAATATTACTTTAACACCTAATGGAAGTGGAGTTGTTAGAATTGATGGATCTAATGGTATTGACATGCAGTCTGGGGCTATATCTATTAAAAACTCTGGTGCACAATCTTATGTTAGATTTTATTGTGAGTCTTCAAATGCACACTATGCACAATTACAAGCACCTGCTCACTCAGCTTTTTCTGGTAATATTACATTAACTTTACCAGCTACTACAGATACAGTTGCAGGTATAGCAGCAACACAAACTTTTACAAATAAAACACTGACATCACCAAAAATAAATGAAGATGTAGCTGTGACTGCAACAGCAACAGAAATAAATTTATTAGATGGTGTGACTTCAACAACCGCTGAACTAAATATATTAGATGGAGTGACATCTACTGCGGCAGAAATTAATATACTAGATGGTGTTACATCTACTGCGGCAGAGCTTAACATATTGGATGGTGTTACATCCACTGCGGCAGAACTTAATATTTTAGATGGTGTGACTTCTACAGCAACAGAATTAAATATAATGGATGGTGACACATCAGCATCTTCTACAACTTTAGTAGACGCTGATAGACTTGTAACAAATGACGCTGGCACCATGAAACAAGTGGCGTTAACAGATGTTAAAACATACTTAAGCAGTGCAGGATTTAGTACGGACGACCCTACGGCTCTTGCAATTGCGTTGGGTTAATATATAAGGGACTAGGAGGAGATAAATGGCAAATACTTTTAAAGTGATTAATTTTGCTGCAGAACCAAACTCAGCAGGCACACCTTTTACAATGTATACGGTGGCATCGAGTACAACTACAGTTGTGCTTGGACTGATATTAGCTAACATACATTCATCTGCAGTGACTGCAGAAGTAGAACTTGTTAGCACAACATCAAATCGTGCTGGTGCAAACAACGCTTCAAATGGTACATCATTTCTTGTAAAGGACGTTAATATTCCTTCAGGAAGTTCGCTTGAATTATTATCGGGTGGTAAAGTTGTATTAGAAGCTGGGGATGTCGTAAGAGTTGATTGTTCTGTTGCTGATAAATTATCAGGCACACTGTCAGTAATGGAGATAACGTAAAATGGCTTATATTGGGCAAGCACCAGCGAGTATACCTTTAACAGCTTCAGATATTCAAAGTGGAGTAATTGATGGAAAACAAACTATTTGGGTTCCAGCAGTTGCCATGTATCCTAACTCTACAAACGGCTGTGCAGATTTAGATCAAACAGAATTAGCAAATGGACCTGAGATTAAAACTTTAGATTTTGATAAAGACTCAGATGAATTTGCACAATTTGCTGTTGCATTTCCTAAATCTTGGAACGAAGGGACAATAACTTTTCAAGCATTTTTTACAGCTAACTCAACTAACACAGGTACAACTGCATGGGGACTAGCTGGTGTTGCACTTGCAGATGATGGTTCACTTAATACAGCTTTTGGAACAACAGTTGTAGCAACTGCAAAAGCACATAGTGGAACAGCAAACGATTTAAATGTTACAGCGGAAAGCGGTGCAGTGACTATTGCAGGTTCACCTAGCACAGATGAGTACGTTTTTTTTCAAATACAAAGAGATGTATCAGCAGATGATTTAACCGCTGATGCAAAATTATTAGGAGTTAAATTATTCTTTACTACTGATGCTCTTAATGATGCGTAAAATAATAGGAATATAAATGCCTTTTGGTTATCAAGTTTTAGGATTTGGCTCTGTATCTGCTAAAGCATTTGTACCTCATGATATAGATTTTTTAGTTATAGCAGGAGGAGCAGGTGGTGGACCAGGTGCCGGAGGTGGCGGAGGCGGTGCTGGAGGATACAGAACATCGACTCAAACAATGGCCTCATCATTTGTAATTACGGTTACAGTGGGAGATGGTGGCGCTGCAACAGCAAATGGAAGTAACTCTTCAATAGCAGGATCAGGAATAACAAATATATCCTCAACTGGCGGAGGAACTGGGGGTGGTAATAGCCCTAGTGGTAATGGTTCATCTGGTGGTTCAGGTGGTGGTGCTGGTGTATGGGGAGGAATATCTTTATCAGGAGGTTCTGGTAATGCTGGAGGCTATTCACCATCAGAAGGAAATAATGGTGGTACTTCAAATGGAAATTCTCCATATCCATCAGGAGGTGGTGGAGGAGCTGGTGCTAATGGTAGTAATGGTACAGGTTCAAAAGCTGGAAATGGTGGAGCTGGTTCAGCTTCATCAATAACAGGTTCTTCAGTCACAAGAGCAGGTGGCGGTGGTGGAGGAGCTTATTGGGGAGTTACTCAAGGTTCAGCAGGTTCAGGTGGCGGAGGAGCAGGTGGTGCGCCAAGTGGAACTGGTGCTGCTGGAACTGCTAATACTGGAGGCGGCGGTGGCGGCGGACCCGCTGGTGGTAGTGCCGGTGCCGGTGGAAAAGGTGTAGTTATTTTAAGTGTACCAACTGCTAATTACTCAGGCACAACAACGGGAAGTCCAAATGTTACAACAAGTGGAAGTAATACAATTTTACAATTTAACGGAGATGGGACCTACACAGTATAATGGCATCATTTGCAAAATTAGATTCAGAAAATAAAGTAATTGAAGTTCATTCAGTTGTTAATAAAGTTTTACATGATGCTAATGGTGTAGAGCAAGAATCTATTGGTATTGAATTTTTAAGAAATCTATTTAATGAACCAGATGCTGTTTGGAAACAAACTTCATATAATACTTTTGGTGGAACTCATTATTTAGGTGGAACACCTTTCAGAAAAAATCATGCATCTATAGGCTTTACTTATGATGCTGATAGAGATGCTTTTATACCACCTAAACCTTTTAGTTCTTGGGTGTTTAATGAAGACACTTGTAGATGGGATCCCCCAACACCTTATCCAGATGATAAAGAAAATATGTATATCTATAACGATGAAACTCAAAGTTGGGATTTACAAAAATAAATTAATATGGTAGATAAACAAAAAGGAGAACTATGGCCTATATAGGAAAAACCCCAACCGTTGGAAATTTTCAAGTTTGTGATGCAATATCAGTCGTAAACGGACAGGCAGCCTACACTTTACAAGTAGGAGGGACTAATGTTACACCAGAAACTGCTAATCACATGTTGGTCAGTTTAAATGGTATTCTACAAAAACCAGGATCATCCTTTACTGTATCAGGGTCCACCATGACCTTCGCCTCGAATCTGGCGACAGGGGACGTTATCGACTTCGTTCAAATATTAGGTAATGTGCTGGACATCGGTCAGCCCTCTGATGACACGGTAACAGCTGCTAAAATTGGTGCTAATGCAGTAACAGCAGCTAAATTAAATAACGATATTATTTCAGGATTAACAGCTTTAACATCAGCACCAGACTCTACAGATGAATTTTTAATATCTGATGCAGGAACTTTAAAAAGAATAGATGCAAGTTTAGTTGGTGGTAAAGATTTTGAATTATTAGCAACAACAAATGTAACAAGTTCAACAAGCACTGTAACTTTTAATTCTGGTATAGATAATAGTTTTACTAATTATTATTTTACTTTTAATGATGTTCATCCATCAGGTGATGGTGCACAATTAAGTGTGCAAGTAGAAATAGGTGGAAGTTTTAAAACTGATACTAATTATTTATATGCTGGTATAGGAAGAAATCATGAAAATTCTACAATAGCTGTATATAATAGTGGTCACACAGCTTTTTTAATTAGTAGTAATGTTGGAAATGCTAATGATAAATCCTTGTCAGGAGATTTTACTTTACATAATCCATCGGACACTACTTTTAGTCAACTAATGCAGGCAAATACCACTGAAGTTCAATCTAACTCTCTTGCAAATAGATTGTCTATGGGTGGTTACTATAATTCAGGGTCAGCAGTGACAGGAGTTCGATTTTCTATGAGTTCAGGAACGATAGATAATGCTATTTTTAAAATGTATGGTTTAAAATAGGAGCACCAGATGTCAATCAATGTGTGCAACAACAACTCTTTATCGGCAATTACGAGTATACCTGATAGTATTTCTGGGGGTGCATTAAATTTAATATCTACTCAAACTGCATCAAGTTCATCTACAATAAGTTTTACCTCAGGATTAGATTCAACTTACAAAGAATATATATTTAAATTTATTGATGTTCACCCATCTGCTGATCAAGCACAATTTAGTTTTAACATGAGTGTAGACACTGGATCAAACTATAATGTCAGTAAAACTAGCACTTATTTTAGAGGTTTTCATACAGAAGATGATGGCACAACCTCTCTTGCTTATCAAACTGGAGATGATTTAACAACAGGTACAGGGTTTCAAGTTTTAACTGGATATTTAGGAAATGGTAATGATGAATCTTGTTCTGGAACTTTGCATTTATTTAACCCATCATCTACTACCTTTGTTAAACAGTTTATGGCACGAGCTAATGAATATATTTTTAATAATTCAACTAGAGATAGTTTTGTAAGTGGATATGGAAATACCACGTCTGCTGTTGATGCTGTTCAATTTAAAATGTCATCAGGCAATATAGATTCAGGGACAATAAAATTATATGGCGTTAGTTAAATATAATAATAATAGCATAAGTGATGTGACAGCTTTAGCTGGTGTGCCTGCTGGTGCACTAACACATATTAAAACTATAACGGCTAGTTCTGATTCAACAATATCATTTGTAAATGGAAGCTCTGACGTAGTTTTAGACGGAACATATCCTGTTTATAAATTTGTTTTTATAAATATACATCCAGCATCAGCTAATACAGAACTTACTTTTAACATGAGCGCAGATACTGGAAGTAATTATAACGTTACAAAAACCACTACTTTTGCTCAGGCAGATCATAGTGAAGGCGGTGCTGGAGAATCAATACAATATAGCACTGGTGATGACTTAGCACAAGGCACTGGTTTTCAAAATTTAACTGATGTTATTGATAATGATAATGATAATAGTGGAAATGGTTTTTTATTACTTTTTAATCCCTCATCAACGACATTCGTAAAACATTTTATTTCAAGAGGAAATGGGATGTATAATGGTAATTACATATCAGATTGTTTAGCAGCAGGATATGGTAATACTACTTCAGCGGTGGATGCTGTTCAATTTAAAATGGCTTCAGGTAACATAGATTCTGGTACGATAAAACTTTATGGGATAAAGGACAGTTAATGAGTATAGTTAAATTAAATAATAGAGCACTTAGATCAGCAACGGCTGTAGGCACCACCACTCAATTAGGTGACATGGTGCTTATTAAAAAATTAACTGCTTCTAGTTCCGCTACTTTATCTTTTGTTGACGGCGCAAGTTCAGTTGTCTTGGATAATACTTACAAGGAATACATATTTGTTTTTAACAACATTCATCCAGCAACTGATAGTGTATCATTTCAATTTAATTTGTCTATTGATGGTGGCTCAAATTATAATGTAACTAAAACCACTACTGAATTTAGTGCTTATCATAATGAGGGTGATAGTGCTACTGCTTTTGGTTATAATACTGTAAATGATTTAGCACAATCTACAAATGATCAAAAACTATCATCCTCTAATTTAGGTAATGCTAATGATGAGGCTTTTGTTGGCACTTTACATTTATTCAATCCAAGTTCTACAACTTTTGTAAAACATTTTATTTCAAGAGTTTCATTTTATCATGATTCTGATTATGCTATTGATGGTTTTATCGCAGGATATGGTAATACCACTTCAGCTATAGATGCTGTGCAGTTTAAAATGTCTAGCGGCAACATAGATGCTGGAACAATAACACTTTACGGAATTAATTAATCATGATAAACAAAAACAAAGGAGAAAACTATGCCAAGATTTCATAACATAAATGGTGAAAGAGTGCAGTTCACAGCTGAAGAAGAAGCTGCTAGAGATGCCGAAGAGGCTGCCTGGGAAGCTGGTGCTGTAGGAAGAGCACAGGACAACCTTAGAGCTAGAAGAAATCAACTATTAGCTGAAACTGACTTTTATGCTTTATCTGATGTTACTATGTCGGATGACATGAGAACGTACAGACAGGAGTTAAGAGACCTGCCTGAGGGTAAAGACACTGTTGAAAAATGTGAAAACGTTACGTGGCCTACTAAACCATAGGTAATTTATTATGTTGCAAAAAGTAAAATTTGCACCTGGATTTAACAAACAAGTTACATCAGTAGGTGGTGAAAGCCAATGGGTTGATGGAGACAATGTTCGTTTTAGATATGGCACACCTGAAAAAATAGGTGGATGGTCACAATTAGGTTCTGTTCAAATTACAGGTAGAACAACAGCAATTCACCACTTTGTAAATACATCAGGTATCAAGTATGCTATTCTAGGAACAAACAGAATTTTGTATGCATACTCTGGTGGTATATTTTATGACATACATCCTATCAAAGCGACAACATCTTTATCAAATGCTTTCTCTACAACGAATGGATCAAAAACTGTAACACTTACGTTTAGTTCAGATCACAACATAAATAAATTTGATATAATATTATTAGATACTTTTACAGCCATTACTGGTTCTGATTTTGTGTCTGGAGATTTTACAGATAAAAAATTTATGGTAACATCGATACCAACTAGCACCACTCTTACAATAGAAATGGAATCAAATGAATCTGGATCTGGTGCAACAACATCAGGTGGTATTAGAGTGCAACATTACTATCCTGTTGGACCAGCGGTTGAGGTTGCATCTACAGGTTGGTCTCTTGGACCATGGGGTGGACAACAAGGTGGACAATTTACTTCTACATTATCTTCATCATTAAATACTAGTGTCACAAGTTTAACAATGGCTAGTTCATCATCTTTTCCATCTTCAGGAACAGTATTGATTGGAACAGAGTTAATCACTTATACGGGTAATGACAATAGCGGAACTTTATCTGGTTTAACTAGAGGTGCTTTAGGTACAACAGCAACATCACATTCATCAGGTGCAACCGTAACAGATGCATCAAACTTTTTTGCATGGAACGCTGCAGCATCTGGAGATATTGTGACTGCACCTGGACTTTGGTCTTTAGATAATTTAGGTAATAAACTTATTGCAACTATTAATGGTGGTGAAAGTTTTGAGTGGGATTCTAATCCTACAGGAGCAAACAATACTAGAGCAACTATTATAACGGGTGCACCAACAGCTTCTGCATTTAGTCTAGTATCTACACCAGACCGTCACTTAATATTTTTTGGTACAGAAACAACTATTGGAACTAAATCAACACAAGATCCAATGTTTATAAGATTCTCTTCTCAAGAGGATATTAATACTTACACACCAACAGCGACTAATACAGCTGGTACACAAAGACTTGCAGATGGATCTAAACTTGTTGGAGCAATTAGAGGTCGTGATGCTATTTACATATGGACTGACACTGCATTATTTATCATGCGTTTTGTTGGTCCACCATTTACATTCTCATTTCAACAAGTAGGTACAAACTGTGGATTGATTGGACAGAACGCAGCTGTTGAAGTTGATGGTACAGCTTATTGGATGTCAGAAAATGGTTTCTTTAGATATGCTGGTAAACTAGAATCACTACCATGTTTAGTAGAAGACCATGTCTTTGATGATATTAATACAACACCAAAACAACATATTAATGCTGGATTAAATAATTTGTTTGGTGAAGTAATTTGGTTTTATCCAAACTCAGGTTCAGGAGTTGTAAATAGAATGGTTGCATACAATTATCTAGACTCAAGCAACGAGCGACCAGTGTGGACTACAGGTACACTAGCAAGAACAGCATGGGAGGATTCTGCAGTGTTTGGTAAACCACATGCAACAGAATATGATTCAAGCGCAGAGACAGCTGATACAGATGTTAATTATGTGCACGGTAACACAGATGGTGCATCGACATATTACGAACATGAAACTGGTTTAAATCAAGTTAAATTAGGTCAAACAACTGCTATCACAGCAAACATAGAGTCTGGTAGTTTTGATATTGGTCAACAAGGACTAGCAGGTGATGGTGAGTTCATGATGAAAATAAGAAGAGTCATACCAGATTTTTTATCACAAACAGGTGATGCAAGAGTGACATTAAATTTAAAAGATTTTCCAAATCAAACAAAAGCTAGTTCTTCTTTGGGTCCATTTACAATTAATAGTAGCTCAACTAAAATAGACACACGTGCTAGAGCTAGAGAGATATCTTTAAAAATAGAAAACACTAGCACTGGTCAGTTTTGGAAACTTGGTACATTTAGAATAGACTATCAACCGGACGGAAGAAGATAATGCCATTAAATAAAAAAGGTAAAAAGATAATGAAATCTATGAAAAAGCAATATGGTAAAAAACGTGGTGAACAAGTTTTTTATGCATCATTAAATAAAAAAAGAATTAAGGGAGTTAAAAAACGTGGCTAGAATAATACAAGCGTTAACACAACCAGATGAAGAATATAATCAACAAACACAACAATCGTTTGTTAGAGATGTAGATAGTATTGTGCAAAAATTAAATACTACCTATCAACAAGATTTAAAAGACGAGTCAGAGGCGGAGGCTTTTTTCTTTGGCTAATACATTTGTAAATAAAAAAGTAGACTTAACAACTACATCAGCCACGACACTATATACAGTGCCGACTGCAACAACTGCTATTATAAAATCTATATTAGTATCAGAGGACTCTGGTAATGCAGATACTATAACAGTGACTATTACAGATACTAGTGATAATGTATTTAGTTTATTTAAGACAAAATCTATATCTGCCAATGGCACAACAGAATTACTATCAGCACCTTTAGTATTAGAGGAGAGTGAGATACTAAAAGTGACTGCAGCAACAGCAAATAGACTACATGTGGTCCTTTCGGCCCTACAATCTAAGCCGAGAGAGGTTACAACATAGTCTTGATTTACTCGTAAAAAACGAGTAATAGTATAAATTCAGGTGTAAACCCTGCCTTTTTAATATAACTAAAATTTAATACATATGATTAATAGATCAAAAATGCCAAGACAGATGTACGGACTAGGTAGCCTAGTTAAAGATCGTATTAGAAAACTTATACCTAACGAGCTAGCAAGTGTAGCTGTTAAAGCTGCACCATTAGTTGCACCATTTAATCCTGCTATAGCTGGGTTGATGAGAGGTATAGGTAGATTTGATCAAAGAGGTAGTATTAGTGATGCATTTAAACAAGGTGTTGGAACTTTTGCGTTTGGTGCAGGAGCTAGAGCTTTAGGTGGAGCAACAGATATTACAGGTGGTGGATTAAAAGGAGGTTTTACTTCTCCATTAGATCCTCAAAGAACTCAACAATTTACTAGTTTGTTTGAAGCTCAAAAAGTAAAAGAAGCAGATGATGCTAAAAAAGGTCTTAGTGTAGTTAAAAAAACAGCAGAGTCAACTATTGGTAAAGTTCCAATATTAAAAAAATTACCATCAATGGTTCAACAACAATTAGTAGTTAGTGGTCTTACAGCAGGTGCTTCTTTATTAGCAAGTTATTTTCAAGGAGAGTTTAGAGAACAAGAACCTGGTGAAACCATGGAAGAGTATTTAGCTGCGAGAAAAGATGTAGTTGGAAAACAAATGAGAGCCTACATGGATAATTATTATGCAAATGACCCAGAGTATATGAAATTAGATAGTGCAGGTAGAGATGCTTTTGTTGCAAGATATAATGTTCGTGATGGTGGTATGCCAACAGGTATCATGAGAACAAATAAAGCTGGAGTCAAAGAAAGAGATTATAGAGAGACAGGTGGGTTTGTACCTGTAGGTATAAAAGAAAAAGCAGACGACGTCCCTGCTATGCTATCGAAAAATGAGTTTGTTATGACAGCAGATGCTGTAAGAGGAGCTGGTGGTGGCAGTATTGAAAAGGGAGCACAAAAGATGTATAATACCATGAAACGATTGGAGAAAAGGGTAGTATAATGGAGTTTGGAAGTTTTAAAGATTTTATAGAGTCCACAGGTGATAGTGAATTAATGGAGCTATATTCTGATTTTTTAGAAACTGGAGATTTTTCTAGATTAGAAAAAAGACTGAAAGAAAAAGGATATCAACCTGGAGAGTATGCTCAAGGTGGTAGAGTTAATTATGCAGAGGGAAAGAACATGAAGATGGCTTCAGCACCAGATCCTATGGATGAAAGAAACACTATGTTAGAAACATTAGCTGATAAATTTTATAAGAAAAAACTAAAAGATTTAACAGATGATGAATACGACGAGTTGTTAGAAATATATAACGATCTTGATGTTAAAGCAAAATCCTCACCAAGAATGATGGCGCAGACAGGTGGTATATCAGAATCAAGATTATTACCACCAGAGTTTATTGAAGCTGCACAAAAAACATTTTTAGCAGATCTTACAAGACAAGCTGGACTACCAACTGTTACAACAGCTAATGTACAACAACCTGGTGAAACTGCAGAACAATTTGCAGCAAGACAAGCACAAGCACAACAGTTTGGTATTACAAGAGCTGGTATGGCTGAGGTTGCACCAAAAGTTGCAGATGAAACAGCATTACAACAACAAGCTAGAGGTTTAGCAACTGGTCTTGGATCTTTTGAACCATTCTTAACTAAAGCTACAACTGCAGCAGATGCAGCAACAGCACTAACAGGAACTGGTGCAGGCACAGGAGCGGGATCTATAGAATCTTATAAATCACCTTTTCAACAACAAGTTATTGATACAACATTAGCAGAGTTTGATAGACAAGCTCAGATTAGAAGAAACCAACAAGCAGCGCAAACACTAGGTGTTGCCGGTGCATTTGGTGGTGGCCGTGAAGGAGTACAAAGAGCAGAGTTTGATGCAGCAAGCGATAGGAATCGAGCGGCTTTACAAGCACAATTATTACAAACAGGTTTTGAAAGTGCAGCATCAAGAAGACAACAAGATCTTGCAAATCAAATAAATTTATCTAATCAACAAAGAGGATTAGGTGCAGCAGCACAAGATTTTGCAAGAGCACAAATATCTGGTCTTGGCACACTAGGTGCAGCACAACAAGCGCAACAACAAGCAGTGTTAGATGCACAGAGACAAGCAGCACAGATGGCAGTCGATGATCCAAGAAGAAGATTAAGTTTATTAGGAACTGGTATTACATCAATAACACCAGGTGCAGGAACAGTAACTTTACAAGAAGCACCAATGGCAGCAGCTCCTAGTCCATTAACACAAGCACTAGGTTTTGGATTAATGGGTGCTGACATATATGGAAGAATATTTAGACCGACGAGGACATAATGGCTAGAGTTTTAAAAAGACCAATGTTTAGAAGAGGTGGGTCCACTAATGATGGCATCATGTCTGGACTTGAAGATAGAGAAAAATTCTCACAAGGAACTATTCTTGATGTTGATAGAGCAAGATTAGAATCAAAAGCAATACAAGATATATTTGATGAGTTAGCACCTATACCAAAAACAAGATTACCTCTTGGTGCGGTGGGTGCTGCATTAGTTAGCGGTGCACCTGTAAGAGATGCATTAACAACTGGATATGCAGATTTTGTAAGAAGAGATGATGCTAGAAGAGCAGCAGCTAGAAAAAGGGAACAGGCAGCTGTATCAACAGCGTTAGGATCTCAACTATCTAGAAAAGGTCAAAGCAGAATTGCAGTGGAGAAAATGGTAGATCTTGCAATTGCAGCTGGTAAATTTCCTAATACAGCTCAAGGAAGAGCTGATGCTTTTGAATTATATAGTAGAAGTGCAGGAGATATAACTAGAGCATCTCCAAATCAAAAAGTATTAGATAGATATAAAACTTTTTACCAGCCAACAGGTGGGACTGAGGCAGAAGCAGAATATGATGTATTAAAAGAAGAAGGTCTTCTTAAAATAGAGGGGACAGATTTTGGTAAAAAAGATTTAAGTGTTAAAGCAGATAGAGAAGATATTACAGATAATGAAAACTTTGGACCTGGTGATGGATTTGTAGATATAAATGGTGGTAAACTATATGTGTTAAAACCAGGTGGCAACAAAGATGATTTTACATCAAACAGTTACGAGATAATAGATTTAAAGAGTTTATATTAGGAGGTTAGATGGCTAAAGATATAGATGCATTTGGCTACTTTGACCTAACTCCACAAGAACAAAGTTCAGAGACAAGTGCGATTACAGCAACGATGGCAGGTATTGCATCAGGTATTATAAAAGTGCCTGAAGGTGTTATATCTCTTGGTGCAGAGTTAATAGATTTAGGTTTTGATACGGATCTTGCTGCTAAAGTAGAAGTAGCATTTGATAGATTTAATATTTTTGAAGAAGTAGCAGATGATAGAGCTATAGGTAAGATTGTGGAAACAATGATACAGATAGGTGTCCCTGGTGGTGTAGGTTTTAAATTAGCAAGTGCAGCTGTTAAGGCAAAGAAAGCTGGTAATTACATGGATGCAGCAGGTGGTAATCTACAAAAAGCTGCGAAGAAAGCAAATGACTTTAATAAAACATTAGGTAGAAAAAAATTTTTAGCTGGTATGGCTGGTGGTGTAGGAGGTGAGGCCTTTGTTGCAAATGTAGAAGACATAGGAAGCTTTGGTGATGTGTTTGAAGCTGGACCTACACAATTAGAAGAAACCACAGACGAGGGTGGCAGAGAAGATGCTGGCAAAAAATTAATGAACAGATTAAAGTTTGGTGCAGAAAGTCCAGTAACTTTATTGTTTGGTTATGGTGCAGGCAAAGCAATCAAAGCAGCTGTGCAACGTGGTAGAAGATTAGAGTTTAGTAATTCTAAATTAGATCAATATTTTAACAAAGTATTTTCTGCATTACGAGCAAGAGGTGCAAAACCACAAGAGATATTTGAAGGCAAGATGGCAGAAAAAGGTGCAACTATGGCTGATACTAACAGAGCTATGGAATTAGTTAAAAACATAGATAGACAAGTTGATAGTATTTTTCCTATGTTTAAGGGTTCTTTTGATAAATCAAACATAAAAACAAGAGCAGAAATATACAAAACATTAAACGATGTTTTATTTTCTGACAATATAGGTCGAGATATTTCTAAAGCTAATGTTACCAAAGTTACAAAATTTTTAAAAGATAAGGGAGCTAAAGGTGATGCAATTAATGAAATATTTAAATCGTTAAATGGCGCAAGGCAAACTTTTACTGAATTAATAAACGCATCTTCTAACGCACCAAAAGATATAAAAACACTAAAAGACCTTATGGGTAACAGAGTAAAAGAGTATCTTGGTAACACTTACAGAATATTTGAAGATAATTCTATTTTACCTTACATGAGATATGCACCAACAGAAGAAGCTATAAATAATACAAAAAAATTTTTTAAAGATTATGCAGCTAAGAATGGTAAAAAACTTACAGACTTTCAAGCAGAAACCATGGTTAACACTGTTATTAAGTCGGCACAAAAACAAAAAGGACCTCCAGGTTTACCTTTTAAATATATTGATGACACAGCTGCAGATGAAGGACCAGAACTAGATAAATTTTTTAAAAATATATTAACAGATCAAATTAGACCAACACGTATTCTTGCAGAAACAAAAGGTAAAGACAAAGCTACAATACAAGCTTTGTTTGGTAAAATAGAAGATCCTAGGTTTTCTATTTACAATAGCATGACAAAGTTATCGTCGATTGCTAGAAAAAATGAATTATTTGAAAGACTTGCAAAACAAGATGAAGCTGTGCAAAAAGCAGTTACAAAAAATACACCTGCAGGTGCAAGAGGTTTCTTTTTTGATGATCCATTAAAAGCATCAGCAGCATTACCTAATCAAGATATAGTGGAGTTAGATAAATATCTTTTACCATTTTTTAAAGACGAATTTACTGTTAACCCACTAGCAGGTAAGTTTACATCAAAAGCAATAGCAGAAGGATTAGGTGATTCTTCAAAAGCTTTACAATTTTTATTTGAACCAAGAGCAGGAGCTACAGGTGTAGAAAAATTTTTAACATGGGGGTATCGTAATTTAATTTTATTTCCAAAAGCACTATCACAAGTAGCAAAAACAATACTTGCACCAGTTACACACTTTAGAAATATATTTTCTGCAACAGGATTTTCTGCAGCAAATGGTATATTTTTTGAAAACCCTGCAGTTGTGGGTAGAGCATTTGCAGATGCATTTGGACCACTACAAACAGGTGCACCTATAAAAAGAGCAATAGGTAAAGTAACAGGCACACCTTTTGATGAGGCGGCTGCTAACGCAAGATATAGAAAACTATTAGATCTTGGTGTTGTAAATTCACAAGTGCAACTTGGTGATGTAAAAAATCTTTTACGTGATGTTAGATTTGGTGAAAATTTAAATCTTGAAAAACCATTAGAGTCTATAATGAAAAAACTAACTGCTGGCACAGGTAGAAAAGTAAAAGGTTTTTTTAAAGGTGCAGAGGATTTATACACAGCAGAGGACGATTTATTTAAAATAGCTAACTTTGCTGTTGAAAGATTACGTTTAAAAAATGCTTACACTTCAGCAGGCAGAAAAGTGACAGAAGATTTTTTAGATCAAGAGGCAGCAAACATTGTAAGAAACACAGTGCCTAATTATGCTTACGTATCTGATACGGTTAGAGCACTAAGACGTTTACCTCTTGGAACTTTTATGTCATTTCCATCAGAGATATTAAGAACAACAACTAACATTGCACAAAGATCCATAAGAGAAATAAAAGATCCTGTATTAAGAAACATAGGTATTAAAAGATTAATTGGTTTGGGCACAGTTATGTATATTGCACCAAATGTAGTGCAGTCAGGCTTTCAAATACTTAATGACGTTACCAATGAACAATTACAAGCGATGAAACAATATTTACCTAAGTGGTCAAAAAATTCTACAATTTTACCTATTAGATCAAAAGATGGTAAGTTAAAATATATAGATTTTAGTCACGGTAATGCATACGACGTAGCAACAAGACCTATACAAACATTAATTAATGAGGTTCAAAAAGGTATTACAGATGAAGAAGTATTAATGAAAGGTGTGTTACGTGGTATGGCACAGGCAGCTGGAGAGCTTGCATCACCATTTATATCAGAAGCCATCTATACAGAGGCTGCACTAGATATCATTGCAAGAGGAGGTAGAACAAGAGAGGGTAGACAACTATACACTGAGAGAACACCAGATGGTGAAAAAATAAAAATTATTACAAACCATTTAGCACAATCAATGCTACCTTTTTCATACCCACAAATAACTAGATTGTACCAAGCTGCAACAGATAAGCCATCTAAACGTGGTGAGTTCTTTGAATTACCGGATGAATTGTTAGGATTTGCAGGATACAGAGCTGTAAAATTAGATCCTATAAGATCTATTGGTTTTAAAATAGCAGATTACCAAAGAGGAATTAGAGAATCTAGACAGTTGTTTACAGGCGGTGCAGAATCAGTTTTAAAAGGTGGACCTAAAACACCTAAAGATGTAGTTGAGAGATTTTTTGTTGCAAACAAAGCAAGATTTAAAGTTCAAAAAGAAATGTTAAAAAACATAGAGGCGGCAAATATTTTAGGTGTTGACATGAGAAAATTTGGTCAAGAGTTTTCTGAAAGGGGTCTTGGTAAAACTTACGGAAGATTAAGACGAAGAGATTTTAATCCATACTTTCCATCACAAGATATATTTAGAGAGTTTGAACAAATATCTAGAAGAATAGGTGAACCTAATCCTATGAAAGGGGCACTAGGAATAATTAGATCCATGTCTAGAAGATTGAATCGTTTAAGACTAGATGGTGAGTTTGATTTAAATTTAGATGATTATTTACCTGATGAGGATCTGTTAGGACAAGCACCTCTACCACAAACACCATCAGTAAATCCTGCGTTGGTACAAACAAATCAATTAGCATCTGTATCACAAACAGGATTAACACCTACAGAACAAGCGTTGCTTTCACCTGAAGAACAAGCTATAAGATTAAGACAAAGAGGAATGGCATAATGGACGAAGATCAAATATTACAATCAATTATAGCAGATCCAAAATTAACAGATCCTAGTATAGATGTTAGTCAATTAAGACAAACTACAGAAACTAATCCACTATTATTAACTAATGTACCGGAGTTTTCTGGATTAGAATATGATTTTACAAATAGAAAATATTTTGAAGATTTATATTCTTTATATGGTGGTGGAGCGCCTATGTTACCAGTTGAAGACACAGCACAAATACCAGGAGCCATAGATACATTAGTTAATGTTGGTGGAGAAACAAGTGCCATGGATCAGGTGACAGGTGGCTCTATATTAGATACAACACCACAAGATTTTGGACAAAGTTTAGTTGGTCAAGGCATTGGTGTTCAAGCAACACCAACTGATCCTGTAGGAGGAGCATTTGAAGAACAACTTACACAAGATGTAATAGATGATTTTAATGCAGTAGCAGTGACACCACAAACTTTTGCAGATACAGATAGAGCAGATTTATTAAATCAAGCGGGTAATGTGCCAGGAGTTGGTTTTGCAACAGATTTTTTTCCTGAGATAGATACAAATATAGGAACAGTTTTAGGTAAACCTGGTATTGAACGATTTGATGATGCAGAAGCAGGTATAGACATAACAACAGAGCAAGCTGAAACACCAGCTGCATTTGATAGACCAACAATAGCTGATGTAGCAGGGCCTGTTACATTGTCTAGACAAGACGTAGTAGATACAGATGCAAATGTTGGTTTTATTGATGCACCTATTTTAGAAGCAAAAGATTTAGATACACAAGGAAATCTTTTAGATACAGGATTAAAAAAAATTAGAAATATAATACCAGATTTTGATCCTTTAGTAACTGCAGGTAAATTAGCTCTTAATACTTTTGTTGGTAAGCCAGTAAGTTTAGTTATTGATGCTTTGCAAGCGCTACCTTCAGAAGACCCAGCAGACACTTTAAACAGAGATATAGTTGATGAATTAAAAACAGAAAAAGATTATGGATTCAATATTCAATCTGGTAATTTAAATCAAGATCCATTTGGTAGAAATCCTGTGTCATTACTAGGTAATTACGAACAGACTTTATTGGAAGATGCAACTTCAACAGGCACAACAAAAATGGCTTTGGCTAAAAAAGAATTTGCACAAGATTACTTTGATAAAAAAGCAGATAAAACTGCGCCGCAAGAGGATGTAGGGGCTGTGTCTGGAGATACAACAACTGGCGCTGATCCCACAACAGGAGATTTACCAGGTGGTGGAAATATCGCCGATGAATTTGGTAGTGATGGAGACACAGGTCGTACCACAGGGCCAACAGTTAGCCGTTCTGATCCAGATTTTGGACAATTTGGTAGACAACAATCAGCTACAGCAGCGGGTGGCGGATCGTCTAGTAGTGGGGGAAAGAGTATAGTTTGCACAGCTATGTATCAAACAACAGGATTAGAAGATTGGAAAAAAGCCATGAAGATTTGGTACATATATCAAAAAAAATATTTAACTATTCAACACCAAGAGGGTTATCATAAATTATTTAAACCTTTTGTAAAAGGCATGCACAAA